CGGCCGTTCTATGCGGCGCAGCGCTAACCGTAGGCGCATTGGCCTATTTTGATTGTTTATATTTTTAAGGGGGAAAACATGAGCGCTTTCATTTGCAGCGATAAGCATATCGCAACAATTGCACAATATTTTTTCGCATTGGACCCAGCGGGGGCGCAAAGCTTTGCGAATGCGTTAAAACGCGAAAATATATTGTCCGTCAATTATCGATATAAAGAAAACGAACCAATAACCCCCGTTCGCATGAGCGCAGCGGACCCGCTGGGGGCGCATTCCCCGCATGATATAGCGGGGCTTGTCGCATGTTTAGATTATCAGTCATGCGAACACCCGGACTATAAAGGCGCATTGTTAGCAATGGCCGCGCAAATTGTCGCTAAGTTAGGCGGGGAAAAAACACAATCTAAATTGTGGTCAATCTAAGGGGTAAAACATGACACAAAACGACAATTTTTATATTTTTGATTGCAATGGGGACATTGTAGGCAATCCGAACGGATATAAAACAATGAGGGCAGCCCTAGCGCAGCAAAACCGCCCGGGGTCCGCCGCTTATAAGGCGATATGGGGCGCGTTTGACGCTAGAACGGCGGCGGGGTCAACCCGTCACAATATTTGCAAAATTGCCCACAAAACCCCTATTGACACAATCCCGCTCATTCAAGCTGCGCGAATACTGGGGGCTTTGCAAATTATCAATATTTAAGGGGGAACAAATGACAAATGAACAAATTTGCGAATTGTACGGGCGCAAACTGAACATGACTTTGCGGGAATTGTCCGCGCTAACCGGGAAAACAATTCCCGAATTGAAAAAAATACTCTTAAACAATTGAAAGCAAACAAAACATGACAACACAAAACAATTTTGAATTATCCCCCGTGATCCATGCGCTGCGCGTGCATTTTGTCCCGGTTTCAAGTAACGCAAAAACGGGACCAATTCCCGTTACCTATTCGGAGCGGTCTACATGCCCGCTATCATGCCCCCATTATCGGGCCGATTGTTATGCCGAAGATTATTTTGTCCGTATGACATGGGATAAAGTCCCAATGCGCGGGGGGGACTGGGGAGACCTATTGTTAAACATTAGCGGATTGCCCGCCGGTCAATTATGGCGCCATAATGTCGCGGGGGACTTACCCGGGGAAAATGAAACCGTGGACCCGGTTTTATTGGGTCAATTAGTAGCAGCGAATACGGGCAAACGGGGTTTTACTTACACGCATAAGCATACGGCCGAAGCTTTGCAATGGGTGAAACATGCAAACGACTGGGGGTTTACCGTTAATTTGAGCGCGGACCATGCGGGACACGCGGACCAATTAGCGGACACGGGCGCGGGTCCGGTTGTTTGCATTGTCCCCAGCGATACCCCCGAAAAAACGCAAACCCCAGCGGGTAGACCAATTGTTATATGTCCCGCGCAAACGCATGAGGGGACAACATGCGCTAATTGTGGATTGTGTCAACGGGTTAACCGGGCGGTCATTGTAGGTTTTCGGGCGCATGGGACCCGTGCAAAGCTTACCAATGAAACCGCGCGAAAAATAATCCCAATTGTAAAAATCTAAGGGGCAAACAATGAAAAAAGCAGAATTTAAACAAATAGACGCGCAATTGGCCGAAGCTTATACAAAAACGCAGCAAGCTTGGGCAATGGTTCGCGTTTTGGCCCATGCGGCGCAAAGCAATGAAACCCCGCCCCCGTGGGCCGTGCGCGATACATGCAGCGCAATTGAGGATTATTTAGGGGATATTAGCGTTTTAATTTTTGAAACCGGACAAAAAATTGAGGGAGAATTTTAACATGGGACAATTTTCACAATTAGACATTGAAAACCGCGAACGGGCCGAATGGCTTGAATTTATAACCAATGCGCCCCTAGAATGCGGGGCAATTGGGGTTTGCTTGGACGATACCCGGAACCCGCCAAAATTTTACGAATTTGACGGATATTGGGACATGAAAACCGTGGATCTAGTTTTAATTGATTCTAAAAATCCGCATCGCATGTATTCCCGAAGGGTCCCAATTGAAATGTTTTGGCCCCTAACATAACCCGACAATCCCAAGGGTTCCCGGCTTTCATGCCGGGATTTTTTGGGTTTGCTAAGTTAGTTGGCGCTCACTTCAAAACGGGGTTTTTAGGGTTTGCAATTGGCCGGGCGCATGGGCGCAGCATGCAAACCGTGGAACCAATGGGGCGCAATTGTGGCCGGGTTTTGTGGCCGTTTTTGTGACCAATTGGTCGGGGTTTTTGGGTCCGGTTTGCCTAATTAGGCGCGGACCAATGGCCGGTTAGGTTAGGCGCGGGGTTTTACCAATTGGGAACCGGGCGCGGGTTTTTGGGTTTTGTCGGGGGTTTTTGGGTCTATTTTGGCCCCCTCATTTGAGGCAAAAAAACCAATTGGGGCATGTACCCCATGCAAACCGAAAAACGCGCCCCTAGCGGCCCCATTTGACCCCCGCATGAGGGCAATTTGAGGGTATAGCGGGGACAAAAAACGCGGTTTTTGAAGTGAGTGTTCACTTCGCAAAAATACCCCCTCCCCCCCAGTGAGTACTCACTTACACCCCTAGAAAATGCTTATAGCCACCTACGCATTCTTAAAAAAAAAATTTAAGTCGAAAAAATGCCCGGGCTGGCCGGGCAAAAGGATCTAGGTTTGGCAACCGCAAAAATCCTACAAAAGATTATGCGCTGCTTCTTTAAATTTTGCAGAAATATCTACAGATTTATCTTGGCTTTCTGACAAGTCAAACGAAATGACTTCAGTAGCTTCACCTTTGTAGCCAGAGGCGTAAGCAGCCCTAGCAACTGCCAGAGCTTTTGCCTTACTGTCGAATGGTCCCTTAGAACCCCAGAACCAGCCTGATTGACGCTTGACTAAAGGCATTTACTTCAGGAACTTAAGCTTGTACATGGTGGAATCGCACAGGGCAGCAATCTCATCTGCAATGTTTTGCATTTCGCTGTCCTTGGGGAAGCCGGGCAACTGACGATAGTAGGCCAATTGCTCACTGACATACGCGACAAGCTCCAGACCATTTTTCCCCAGAAAAAGTGCCTTTTCCGTGAAAATTATTTTCGAGTACTTGCCTTGGTAAGCCTCGATGAAGCTGTCAGCCAAGTCATCGATGCCGTCATAGAAGTCGCCAAGCGCCATATGCTGGGAGAAGCTGTCCGTTGTCAAGTGGTGGATGTGGCCGGCTGTGACAGCGTTGAGCATGCACATGGCAAATTCACCCATTACATTGGCTTGAGCTTCGTTTACTGTGAACTTCATGGCGTTCTCCTTTACGCGAATTGTAGCCCGATTTGTGGGTGTAGGTGTTCGCGGCCAGCAGTAGTAATCATCCAGACAACCGCATTTTTATTGGCTTTGGTCTTTCTACGCATACCGCTGTCCTGTACGAATCCATTGTCAAACAGGGTGACACGGCAGGGGCGGTAGCTGTTGCCCTCGATGCCAAGCATGTCCTGTCCTTCTTCGTCTGTTAGGCCAAGACCACACTTCTCGATGGTCGCCAACAATGATGTTGTTTTGGCGTTGAACTTAGGTGCAATGGCTGTGGCTGCGGCCACACTGGTGTCGCTGTGGCGCTGATGTGGTGGCAAGTCTGAGTCCAGTTTAATCTTGCGCTGCTTTATTTTTGGCTCTGTCAAAGCAATGGTCAAAGCAATCTTAGCTTTACCAATGTCTTCGTAGTGCATTGTTTCAAATGCTTTGAGTGCAAGTTTGATGGCTTTATCTTTGGTCATACATCCCCCATGCCGGACATCAGTTTGTTGTGATGCTTAATGATTTCCATCTCTACCTCAACGATTTGCTGAGTGAGCAAGCAAGCCATTACATCTACGCCTTCGCAATAGATGGCCGTCACTTCAATCTCAAAGTCATCAGGCTCACCATTGATGTCGTAATGAACTGTTACAAATTCACGGCCATCACCAATTAATGTTTTGTGTTCTCTTGTCATGTTTTTACTTTAATTAATGTTTTTAAAAATGGCTGAATGTTTGAAAGCACTTCTGCTGCAACCTCACGATTTGCAAATGGAACTTTTACACAATACCTATCTTGCCATTTGATGCCACCAATAGATACTCTTTCTGCCGTAACTTGATACCATTCAATTGTTGGTGTTTCGCTTGGAGTGTATTTACCTAACTCAATAGAAAAATTTCCGTTTTGTTTTGCTTTTGGTTGCTCTAGGTATTGAGCATAAAACTCATTTGCTATTTCTTGGTTGTAATCTGCAATTAGTTCCATTGCATATACGCGAGTTTGGCCTTGCTGAATTAATGCGTTATACAAAATACTTGCAATATCACTTTTACGACTCATGTTTAGCTCCTTAACTCTTTAATAGCATTAGCAGCAAAATGATAGTAATTGTGATTGCCATTGTTGCTTTGAGCTTTATGTAAACTCATTAGCAAATCAATGCATTTTTCCCGCTCATGTTGTGCCAAAAGTTTGGCAAACGCTTCAAGCCCTTCAATGTATGTTGGCTTACCTACAAGTCCAACTTGAGTTGCCATATCCATAATGTCTTCTCTTGTCATATTTTCTCCAATGCCCAATCGAGCAGTTCTTGTTGTGTGACTCCATAGTACTTAACAAATCCTTTGCTGCCAAGTCCGTGGAAGCCTTTATTGCCCCGATGGTGGTCTACACACAACGGTATCAATGTTTTGTAGTCGCCCTTACCCCATCCACCTTCACGCAAATGGTGAAGCTCTACAGGTCCGGGTTCGTGGTCGCCATGTAGGTGGTGGCATAAAGCACAACCCAACTGCGCCAGCTTACCCTTATGAATAATCTCTGCGCTCTTCAATGGTCACTCCATTTGTTGCTGCCCAGTACAGGAGCCACTCAGTGAAGCTCATGCCCTGCTCTTTGGTAAAGCGCCTAGACTGCATGCCAAGCTGGACAATACGCTCACCATCAAGGCTGGGTGCAAGCTTACTGATGTTGGTTTGGTTTGTCTCACTTGACCACTGGTCAATCAGGAATCGCTTCCATGACTCAGCGTTCCAGCGTGAGCCAAGGTGCTGTGCTTGTTTAGCAATTTGACCAATGATGGCGTGGTAAAGCTTTTCTTGGTCGCGTGACTTAGGCGCTTCTGTCTGCATTTAGCACTCCTATTGCTCTTAAAGCGGCTTCAGGGCCATCGACACGGCACAATGTACCTCCATACCAATTTGTGAAGAAGTCTTCCTGTAGCGCTGTTAAACGCTTTTTAGGGCCATGTTTTATCTCCATCAGGAAAGTCCTGTCACGAAAACCCACCAAGAGGTCAACAGGTAGTCCAATAATCCAAACATAAGCGCCAGCAGCGCGGAGCGCACTAACCACTGCTTCTTGGTTTGCATCGACACGGGCAGCCCTTCTCATTGTTTTAACTTTATTGTTGCTGAAATATTTGATGAAATATTTATAGCAATAAATGACTCTAACAAATTTAAAGCAAAGTCAACTAATTCAGGAGTTACATCATGTTCTCCATGTTCGCCAATTGCATACATTCCAAAATCATCATCATCAAGGCTTAAAAAAAATCCAGCATCTCTTGCAGCATTAAAAATAAGTTCATTAATATATTTCCGAGCTTCTAATGGAATGTCTTCCCAATATGGCAATTCGTATTCACCCATTTTTATACTCCTAATTGTTTTAAAGCAGCCTGTAGGCCAGCCAATCCACCGACACGCTGTTCATTGATGAACACTTGTGGCATTTGCCGGGCATCTGGGAATTCTTTGATTAGGTTTTCCCAGCGGCTTCCAAGCTCAACATCAATCTCAAGATAGTCCAGCTTTTTGGAGGCCAGCAATTGTTTGGCAGCTACGCAATTAGGGCAATTGCTTTTGGTGTAAATATTAATGTTCATGCTAGTAAGATTTTGTATATTGTTTCTTTTTCTTCGGACATAACGCCTTTCCAGTTGGGCTTTTTCCAACCTTTTTCTTCGTTAACCAAAGGCTCACATCCATCAAATCTGTATTCAGATTCTTCTATAAAAAAATCATCATTTTCTTCGTCTTCATCTATTTCTTGAAATTTGCAATATGAAGCACTGTCCACTGATTTTGTTTGGCAGTGAAAAGGGTCGCCATATTGGTCAATAGTCCAAAAAAGATGTTCTCTATCTTGAGCAACAGCAAAGCCAATGTAACCAGTTGGTTTTTTGTCGTTGTCTACAAATCGAAAGTAACATGCAATCATTCCAATCTCCCTTCGCGCATATCGCGCATGTATTGTCTTATCCTCATCGGTGCGCCCGGTCCATACAGACGCTCCGTCCTTTCTATCGCTTGGTTGACCCAAGTCTTATCTCTATTCCACAGATAGGTGTGATAAAGCGCTCTGGCTTCACCCATCTCAAGTACTCGCCTGTCTGGCAGTACATCATTTGATTTTTTATATCTCTTCGGCAGCATTTAAAACCCACATCTTTTTATCCTTCCTGATTTTCTCATTTGTGGAAAGATGTGCCAAGACGCTGTGAACCTGTCTCCATGTCCAGCCAGTGATCTCAAGCATTTCTTGACGGGTTAGGCCACCATGCTCTAGTAGTTTTAGCATTGCGTAGGTGCGAGTCATATTAAAAATTCCATTGAATGTAATCTTGAATACCTTCATCAGGATATTTTTTATCGATTTCAGCGCCAACTTCTAAAGCTGTTTGTTTGCCATCAGATTCACAAATATGGGTTATTAATTTGTTAATAATTACCATGTCAACCTGTGATTTCTTGTCATGTAACATATTTGCTTTTTTCATTTCAGCTTTTAGTTTTTTGATGTCTAAGTTCAACTTTTCAACTAATGCTTCGTATGCTTCCATTGCGTATTTACCAGTCATAATTTTCCCCCGTTAATTCTGTTTTGTTTTAGATGTACACCAGCAGGCTCCTGCTCTGGCTGTGCCAAGGCTTCTTTGATGGCATCTTCCATTAACTGCTCAAACTTTGCTCTGGTCACATCAGATTTTTTATTCTGACTTTCATACTCGTGGTCTGCTTGATACCAATAGTCTTGACCAAGTTGAAACGCTTGTTTAAATGCCTTCTTCAATGCTTCGTCTTTAGTCAAAATGGTGCATCCTCATAGTTTTCTGGGTTGAACTTAGGCTGCTTAGTGCCTTTGTCTTTTGGGTTTGGGAAGGGTGGGAAAGGCCAGTTCATGCTTTTCTCCTCAGTTCAGCCATACGGGCCAGTTCGGCAAGGGTAGGTGGTCTGGTAATTCGTTCATCAGCTTTAATCTTTTCCAAGGCTGCGTCTGGCTCATTTGACGGCGGGACTGTGACCCTGCCAATGTCAGCAAAATTAGGCTTTACAGCTTTCTGGTTGCGGACCCAGTTTCTCCATGTGGCTTGCCAATCAAGCTTCACACCATCCTTGCCGGGTTTAGCACACCAGAAATCTTTGAACTGGTCTGCGACCTGTTTGGCATTAAGGTCTGGCCTTTCCTTGTTTGCCCAGTATTCCCATTCATCTGGAAGAATCCAATCATTGGCGAGGCGTAAGCCGCGCTGTGGCTTCAATACTGTGTCTTGTGTATTGTGTCTTGTGTCTTGTGTAGCATTGCCTTCGGATTGCGTTGGCAATGCGTTCGCATGCTTACCCCATCTAGCCTTGGCAGAAGCACTAGCTTTCTCTGATTTCTCACCAATTTTGTGCATTTCTTGTATAGCACGGGCATTTATCCATCCGTCCGCTGTGCGTTCGAAATACTCTTGCAATACGGATGCAATGCAATCGCTATGCGAACGCATACGAATCTGTCTTGATATTTCATCTATATCAAGCGGTAAAGGCTTCTCATGTAGGTAGCACCAATCAAGCATTCGTCTGAATGCAAGGTCTTCCATTTCGGAAAGGTGCGAGGTGTGACTTTGGTAGTCACCAATATTGAACTGATAGTAGTGCATAGCACGCCCCAAACTTCCCCCAAAAGAAACGCACGGCAGGCGGGGGGTGTTCGCTTTTCGATAGGGAGATCAGGCCCCATCTAGCCGGGTTTCAAAAATTATACTCTACTTGGCGACCTACGGAAGTCATGTTGCTTTGCCGCAACACTTCCCAAATGATAGTAATTGCAGTGAGGGCATTTGTAGATTGACAAGCCGTTCTCCCTGCGCCTGTTGCTAATCATCTCAGCAGCAGAATGCGTGGGGTACTTAAACTTACCCAAGCACTGTGAATCTTTATCGGTTTTGTAGGTCATGCTTTCCCGTAAACATTAATTTGTACTAGCTTTTGAAGCTTCTCATTATTTCGCATCTCAAGCATTTTCAAAGTTGACATCATATTTGCTTTTTCTTGCTTTGTAAAAATACTTGATGGCAATGTGATGTCCCAAGGGTCATACGCTTTCTTTTCTTTAACTGTTAATTTTGGTTCACACAGTTTATAAAAATGTATGTCTCTTGTTTCTTTACCAAAATGTTTTTTCTCGCAATGAGATAACTCAATTAATTCTTCTTCTTCTAATTCATCGCGTATCTTTTTTACATCAACTTCTTTGAAGTGCCACTTGATTGCATCGCGAACTTTTCTGTATGACTGTGGACCCGCTTCAAGTCTTGCAAGAAACATTTGTTTGGCATAGTAGTGAGACAATTAAAACTCCTTTGTGTTGAGGGAGCGAAGAATACCAGAGTTGCAAAAACTCAACACAATAAATAAAAAAATATTTACATGTGTTAAAAATTTGATACAGTGTGTGTTCCTTAACTTTTGGAGATTGTCCTTATGCACACACAAGAACTCAGGCGTAAAGCGCGTAAGCTTTACAACAACAGTATGGTTTCTGAATCTGTCAATCAGCACAACCAACGCAAATGGGTTCGAGCAATGCTAAAGCTAGGCGAGAACTGGTTACTTGCAAAACAAGTTAAACGGATTGCCTGATGCCACAACTAATTGGTTTCTTATGCTTTGCCGCATGGCTCACACACATATTCACATGCTTCGCTGAAGGTCTATGGGGCTTTCTAATTGCCGGAGCATTGCTATTCCCTATCGGGATACTTCACGGTTTTTACATTTGGTTTAGATAAGGCGTTCAGCAAGCCTTTTAATTGCTGTTTTTTAACTGGAGAATGAAATGGGATTTATTGCAAAAGACAATGGTGGCGAAGGCAACTTCAAAAAGGTTCCACCGGGTGTTTATGTGGCTCGATGCTACTCACTGATTGACATGGGTACGCAAGTATCTGATGGTCAATATGGCTCGAAAGAGCAACACAAAATCCGTATTGGATTTGAAATCTTTGGCGAAGATGATGCTGGGCAACCACTCACAATCGACATGGATGGCAAAGAAATGCCTCTGACAATCAGCAAGACATACACGCTGTCGCTGCATGAGAAATCAGGACTGCGTAAAGACTTAGCTGCATGGCGTGGCCGTGACTTTACTGATGACGAAGCTAAAGCATTTGATGTGTCTAAGCTCATCAGCGCCTACTGCATGGTCAATGTCACCACCAGTGAAAACAATGGTAAGACATACACCAACATTGCGGGCTTAACTCCATTGCCACAAGCATTGAAGAATGCAAAGCCAGCGCCTGTACATGAGCCTGTGATTTTTGATTTGGACCAGCCTGACTGGGAAGTGTTTCAGAACTTCCATGAGAAGCTTCAGGAGTACATCAAGAAGTCTCCAGAGTTTGCAATGGCCGCTGGCAATGCACCCTTAACAGAAGACGCGCCATTCTGATGACAAGCCTCTACGAACTCGCATACGATTTTCGCAACCAGCTTGACGAACTCTTTGATGAGAACGGGGAGGCAACTCCCGCCTTTGAAGAGTTTCGTGTTCAGCTTGGCAACAAAATCAATCAGGTTGCTGCTTATGTTCTTAACTGCGAATCTGACGCTGACCAATGTAAAGAGGTCATTGACAGAATCCAAGCCCGTAGAAAGGCGTATGAGCGTAAAGCAGAACGATTGAGGACTTACCTTGCCGAGAACATGAAAGTGGCTGGAATCACCGAAATAAAGGCTGATGACAGGTCTTTCATCATTAAGCTTTACCCAGAGCGTGATGAGTCTGTGCAGATTGATGACGGCATTGTTTTTGCCCCAGAGCTTTGCAATTACAGGCCACCAGAGCCAAGTAAAACCAAAATCAAAGCTGCCATCCTAGCCGGTGAACCCATCATTGGCGCTCGGATTATCACAAAAGACAGGTTAGTTATAAAATAAGATATTGAGGGGAAAGCGGATGCTGTGGCAATTTAGCTTGCGGACGAACACAGACGCAGCGAGTACTCTCCCTTTTAAGGAAAATTATGTCCTACGCCGATGTAGAAATGAAAATTATCCAATGGGCCGAAGCTCGAAGGATTATTCCCAATAGCACCCCAGAAACTCAATTGCTCAAAGCAGTTAGTGAACTAGGGGAGCTTGCTGATGCCACCATCAAAAAGGACCGCGAAGACATCGTGGATGCCGTTGGCGACACAATGGTTTGTCTAATCAATTATTGCGCTCTACAAGACATCAATCTGGTTGACTGCATGCAAGTAGCCTACGACACCATTAAGAACCGCACAGGCACATTGCTGCCCAATGGCGTGTTTGTCAAAGACTGAGAAACAAAGCTTTTTCTGCTTTCCTGCGCTTAACAAGGCCCGGCAATTCTTTGCCGCCTCCTTTTGTCCATTGCATGAAAGCTTCAGCAGCAGCTTCCCATTCACCTCTGTTGGCTTTCATCCGAATAGTAGAACGCTGAAAATTGCCCAATCCGGCATTGAAGGCAAAGCTGACACACGCATCGAAAGCCCCTTGACGACCAAGTACAGCGGGAGCAAGTCTAAGAACACCCCGTTCAAAACTAGCGACATCATCTGCGAATAGTTTCTCGATTTCTTCTTTAGTCCAAACACGGCTGTCCTCTTGTCTTAGTGGATATTCTTTACGAATCAATCCTGTGTAACCTTCTTTTCTAACAACTGGCAATTTGATTTGGTCCTGATAAAGCACATGGCCATACCCAATTGTCCAGATGTGAGCAGGACACAGGTAAGGTTTATTCCTGTATCCCTCATACTGGTGCATCAAATTAGCGCCAGCTTCGCTCAGTTTCATTTCTTGCTCCAGCCGCGAGAGCCAAACCAAAAGCCTACGATACCGCCAAGCATAGCCATCTCATCGGTTGAGAAAATGATGTCAGAGATACGGATTAAATCGTCTACTGTGACGATTAAAGAAGGGTGTGAATAGGTGTAGTAGGCAATCCAAGCATTGATGGCACAAAGCTCTAGGATGAAGATGTAAGTGACTGTTGGGCGAACAGTGCCAATGTAGCTGGCTACCCAAGTACTTGCCTTCTCCAGAATCTGCTTGTCATGGTCATAGGCAGCAACAGTCATTGCCGCCTCAGTCTGCATGGAAATTTGGTCGGTGCGAATCTCTTCAATCTTTTGTTGGGCAGCAAAGCCCTGTGCAATCATTTGAAGCTCTTTGTCAGCTTGCACTCTAGCAAGAGCCAACTCATGCTTTTGGTCTTCCTTATTTTGGAAGTACTCAAGCAGTTTAGGCAAGCCAGAAATCAGCAAGCCGCCAAGGGTAGAAAATAGTGAAAGCATTACAGTCCAATCATTCCAAGAAGTTTATCTACAATTTTCCCAGCCAACTCATCCGGCAAATACTTAAGCAGACCAAGCACCCACCAAACAATGTATATCCGTACAAAGATTTTAAGGAATTGGTCGAATTGCTTTTGATACTCATTCACCGACCGCATCCTGATCTAGCGCACAGATCGCCAATTTCAGCAATACCCCAACCAACAACGCCAAGAAACACAACAATTACAACAATGCCTATCGCCCAAGCCATTTGCTCTTCTTCAGCTTCTTTCCTTTTCTTTTCTTCTTCTTTTGCTTGACGGGCGGCATGGGCATCTTCAATGTCCATTTGCTGTTGTCGTTGTTTGATCTTTTGCCAGACATCAGCCCTGCCAGTAGCTTGGAATAACATCATCAATTCAGCTTCAAAACGCTTGGCTTCATCCAAAACCATTTCAATCTGAAGTGCTGTGCCAAGATTAGATTTGTTGCCAGAACGCTTTGCTTCCAGCATTGCTTTTGTTGCAACGCTTTTAGCATCAAACATCTTGGCAATCATTGGGCTTAAACCCGCTAAATCATTGGCGACCTTACTCGCCTTCTTAACGAGTCCAATCGCTTGCTGTAGCCCTTCTAGCGCTGTGATAGGGTCTATCATTTCCGTACAACCTTTACCCACTCAAGACACACAACCTTTCGGTTGTAAACATCACCCGTCCATGTCCAACGGATACAACGATATTCTGTCTTGTCTGTTGCTAAAGATGACGAAAAAAAGATAACAAATAGCCACCGCATGATGGCTAATTTATTATTTTATGTGGACCAATGAAGAATAAACAACACCAGCCATGCCAATAAGCAAGGCCCCCGAAGCTTTAATGATGATTCCTTCTAGGCGCTTAATCCTTGCACAAAGCATTTCATAACGCAATGTGCAAATTTCTTCGTGTGCTTCCAATGGCGTAGGCATCTATGAAAATTCCGTCCAACCCGTAAGAATGTATTTTGTTCCAGACAAAGGCGGGTTTCCTCTGTGCGCCCAAGGATAATTGGGTGGAAAAATTACCAAACGACCTTTTTTTGCTTTTATTCTTTTTGACAAATATAAGAATTCGGTTTCGCCGCCTTCATCAACATCGTTTAAATAAAGGATGTAAACACCTAAACGACCCGAATATGCTTTATCGCCATCTTCACAATGCCAAACATGATAGCCACCACCTTGCATCGTTCTTTGTATCTTGTATGTGTAAATAGTATGTTTAGCAGATTCAGCCAAAACACCATAAACTTTTAGATAATCAGCATAACAAATTTCCCAAAATCCGCGATTAAATTCTGCGATGTATTCGGAAATATTTTGTGACATATAGTTGATTTCAACCGTGTTGCTTGGGTTAAGCGCGGTTGATACATCACTTTTTATATGTTGCGCTTCAGGACGACCAAATGAACGATTGTTGTTATTGCACCATTCAAAGTGCTTAATCAAACTATCGCAATATTCGTCACTAAAAACGCCATCGTAGATGCCTACGAAATTGTCATGTTCTACTTGCATATTATCTTATCTAAATGATGGGCCTGCAATCCAAACAACCAAAGTTTTTCGGATGCCTTTTGTTACTGGCGTTACTCGATGCAATCTCCAACTAGGAATTGCCGCAATCAATCCGCGTTTTTTATCTAACGCACATGGTTCGCTTCCACCCATGGTTTCAAATGTCCCGCCCTCATAATCTTCAGGTGCAGACAATTGAAGAATCATTGAAAGTTTACGCGCCGATTCAGTTGAGGGCGACATATCCTGATGCCAACCATAATGGCCTTGGTCATCTTCGGTGTAAATAGTAAATTGCAAATGTTCAACAAAACCATATAGGTCAAAGTTGTAAAACTTGCCATTTAACTTTCGACCAACATAAGCCAAGCGGTCGTAAATCCAATTTGTTTGTTCGTTGTTGTCAATCCAACCAACCCTAGAACGGCGAACCGCAGAAATGTCACCATCAGCGCCGCCAACGGTTGCAGTTTCTAATGCAATTGAATCGCCATATTTGATGATCGAATCTAGTTCTTCATCAGTAAAAGCATTTTCCCAAGTGACAAAATCATGGTTGTGGTTAACCGAATTGTCAGGGACAAATTGAAATAATGACATTAGCTGCTACCAAGAAGAATATTTGATTGATTCAAAATCAATTCTTGGGCATACCATTTGTCGTGTGGTGCAAATTTATCCATATATGTTGTCATGTCGTTAATATCAAAATCCAAAAGGATTGGAACATTGTATGTAATTTTCATCAGCGCTGTGTTTGCAGGTGTGTATTCAACAATCATTGAACCGCTTTCAGGCATCAATGTTTGAACTTTAAATGTGTATTCGTAAGTCATAAAAACCTTTATTGTCTAGGCCAAGAAACTGTAATTGAACCGCTAACACTTCCAGTTCCCAAAGTATAGGAAATTGGAGTGCGAAATGGAATAACACCAGAAGCGTTTTGTGGGCTTACGGTTGCGCCCGCTGTGCCGGGGTTGCCCGCACCACCCACATTCCCCGGATTGCCTATCGTTGCCCCTGTGCCTGCTGAACCCGATGCGCCGGGGTTGCCAGCCGCGCCCGCGTTTCCGGGGTTGCCTGCACCTCCCAAAGTCCTGCCCGTTCCCGCAGTGCCAGTTGTTCCCGCGTTGCCTGCCGCGCCCGCGTTGCCCGGTGAGCCTGCACCGCCCGTTGTAGCACCAGTACCCGCGTTGCCATTTGCGCCCGTGTTGCCTGCAACGCCAAGCGTCCCCGTGTTGCCGGGATTGCCCAAAGTCCTGCCCGTTCCCGCATTTCCGTTTGCGCCATTAACGGGTGAATCACCGCCACCGCCAGAACCACCCGCATTGCCGCCACCAGAAACGCCGCCAGAGCCACCGCCTAGTGAGCCGCCCTGTGAGCCGGGGTTGCCGGGGTTGCCTGCCGCCCCCGCTGTGCCGCCCGTGCCGCCCGTACCGTTTGTGCCAGAATTACCAATAGAGCCGGGGTTGCCCGAATTCCCCGCATTACCCCGCACACCACCCGCACCACCAGTTCCGTTATTTCCTGAATTACCTGAATTTCCGATACCACCAGCATTTCCCGCAACGCCTGCTGCGCCACCGTTGCCGCCTGTGCCGTTGTTGCCCGGGTTTCCCGCACTTCCTGAAGTCCCTGCATTACCCGCCGCACCACCATTGCCTGCCGTGCCGCCTGTGCCGCCATTGCCTGCTGTGCCGCCTGATGTTCCTGTGAAAGTGTAGGTGGCGTAAAAGATGGAACTGTTGCCGGGATTGCCCGCATTGCCGGGAGTCCCTGTGTTCCCATTCGTCCCGGATGTGCCTGCGCTACCGTTGCCGCCGGGGTTTCCCGCATTGCCCGCAGTAGCCCCCGTACCGTTTGCGCCCGTAGTTCCCGCGTTGCCATTTGCGCCCGCTGTGCCGGGACTTCCCGCGCCGCCTGCCGTAGCCCCTGTGCCTGAATTTCCTGTTGTGCCTGCGTTGCCGTTTGCGCCAGCGCCGCCGGGGTTGCCGGGGCTTCCCGATGTTGCACCAGTACCATTCGCGCCCGCTGTGCCTGCTGTGCCGTTTGCGCCCGCTGTGCCGGGGTTGCCGGGGTTTCCATACGCGCCGCCACCACCGCCACCGCCACCACCCGCCGCCGCAGAAGTGTTTGCGCTTAATTTGTAACCAGAGCCACCGCCACCACCACCGCCACCGTAAGCGTTGTTTGATGGTGAGCCTGAAGTGCCTGCAAACGCACCGGGTGGCGTTGCTGTGGTCATCGTTCTTGATGCACCACCCGCACCAGAGCCGCCCGCAGATGCGTTGTTACCACCCGCACCGCCTGCGCCAGTTGTCCTAGGAAAAGAATTTTGGTTTGCGCCGCCTGCTGAACCCGCAGAACCGGGATTACCGCCGGGACCATTACCGGGGCCACCCGACCCGCCCGCCCCCGCAGGGCCATTAGAAGCACCACCAGAGCCGCCCGCGCTACCTTTGCCACCACCCGTGCCACCAGTACCCGCCGCGCCGTTATTGCCGGGGTTGCCCGCGTTGCCGGGGTTTCTTCCCGTATTCCCCGCAGCCCCGCCCGCACCGCCATTTCCTCTCGCGCCATTGTTGCCGGGGTTTCCCGAGTTGCCCACACCGCCGGGGTTGCCCGCCGCGCCTGCCGTACCGCCTGCGCCGCCCGCGCCGTTGTTACCGGGGTTGCCAGAGTTGCCCGCCGTCCCCGCATTGCCCGCCACGCCGCCATTACCGCCCACGCCCGCAGAACCGTTTGTGCCATTGTTGCCGGGGTTGCCCGCGTTGCCCGCCGCACCGGGGTTGCCCGCATTACCCCGCCCACCCTTGCCAACTAAATTTATCTTTTGTACTCCAAAAGAAAAAGTGTAAGCAGTTCCCGCAGGCAAATTAACTGTCCCTGCGTTAATGATGGTTCGTCTAAGGGTTGTGGCAAATCCAACGGGCATTTTTTTACATCTCGGTTATTTGTATTGTGCGTAAATATCCGCGAATGTCTTAATTGCGTCTAAGCCTTCTAAATATCTAACTGGCGAATACCTTGCGGGTACATTGTCATGCACCTCTGTATAAACCAAAAATGGGTATCTTGTAACTGGCGGCAAAGCAGGCGCAAAATCGCGTTCAATTGACCACCATGTATTGACCGCATCTAATACTTGTTTGCATTGGTCAGCATCGTTATACAAAAGTCTTGTAAATTCAATTCCTGAATGGTCTAAAAATGCCGCCGCTGATAAGTTTTCAGCCGCATCATCAGTAACGCCAGAAAAATATAAAAATACTTCTTCAATTTTTACGATAGCCATTGTTATTACTCCTTTCAAGAAACATTAGCCATTGCAAATGTGCCAAACCAGAACGAACCACCATTCAATGTAAAGAAGGTAAGAACATCAATTTGATTTGCGCCAGTTGACAAGATAGGCGCAGTACCGTCAGTATATTTTGCATTTGTAAATGTTGCTAATCTACTGCCTGTTGCATCTTGTCTAAGAATCACCGTGCAGTTTCTGGAAATGCCAGAAGCAGGGGGATTTGTAAATGTGAAGGTTACATTTGTACCAAGCGTAATATCAAAAATGTTTGATAACGATAAGTCAATGTTGTATGTACTTGTTGATACTGTACCAACGGTGGTAACAGTTTCGTTGTACGCTTGCATTTGTTTATTGGTCAGCGTTTGTGAATCAGTTGTTCCAACCAATGCGCCGCTTGGGGCGGTTTTTGATGTATCCCAAGCCGTGCCAGTAGAGACGGGGATTCCCGCACCGGGGTACACCATGCCCGATGGCAAGTTTGCATTTTCCCAAACAAGCGTTGAACTGTTGTAAATCAAAGCCTGACCATTTGTCGGGCTTGAAGTAATTACATTATGCAGTTCGCCAAGTTCATAACCGTTATCAACCTTGACATAAATAGAACCAACCGTTGCGTGTACACGCTCAACCCAACCAAGAATGACCGTGTGATTTGGCGCAGTTGGTTTTGTGGTTGTGTATCCACCCGCAACGGTTGTTGATAAATAAATAGCCGCACCCGCTGTCAATGCTGATGTATCTAACTTATACAAAGTACCTGAAGCCTGAACCCAACCTTCAGCACCATTTGCAATAGTTTCAACAACAAAACCAATTGTGCCTGCTGATGTAGATTCAGCATCGCCTCTGGCTAAACGAACATCAACCCTGTTACCTTGTGCGCCAATAATATAGACCACTTGGCCTTTTGTCATTGTTGAACCGCTGCCGTTATATGCCCTTACAAATTCTTGCTGTCCGTATTTGTAAGAAACATTGCCGCCAAGCAAACCAAGTTCAAGCGTACCGTTTCCGCTGTCCCATGCTTCTAAACCCTCAACAATTGTTGGCGGTGTTGTTGCGGTGTTGTATTGTTCAGAAAGAACGCCAGAAACATTGCCAGTATCGTCAACAATCAGAACTGAATTTTGAATCAGTTTTCCAGTTGTAGTGTCAAACCTTGCAACCGCATTGTCAGTTGCAGAAGATGGGCCAACAACATCACCTGCACCACCACCAACGGGGACAATGCTTGCCGTTCCATTATCTTTTTTGAGATAAACAACACCGTCATAAGTGTTGATTGCAAGTTCGCCCAAATCCAAATCGGATGTGGTCGGTACTTTTGATGGAACGGCAGATCGCTTAACTTGAATTTTATTAGCCATGTGGCTACCCCTTTATGCTATGTAGCGGGAAACGAATTTTTAGAATGTGCCGCCATCAATTGTGATGCCATCAAATGTAGTCAAGTTGGTAAGGCTACCACCAGTAACATTGATGTTGTTTGCGTTCTGAGTTGACATTGTGCCAAGGCCAGAAACTTGCGTATTTGCAATCGCAATATCGGTGTCAGCCAACGCGGTCAATTGACCTTGGGCATTAACCGTAGCGGTTAGCGTTTTAGATGCTGAACCATAAGATGCGGCAGTTACTGCGGTGTTGGTAATGCTGAACTGATTACCTGTAAGCGTTAAGCCTGTACCCGCTGTATATGTACCCGCACCGCTGAATTGCGCCCATGTGATTGGGGTCGTGCCAAGTGTGCCGCCTGCGTTAACTGTACAAACCCAACCAGTATCAGCAAGCGTTGCTCCAGTTTCAACAAAAGTAAAAGCAGAAACTAATGAAGCCCATGTGTTTGCATCACTTGAGCGCGTCCATGTGCTTGCATCAGCAACATAAATGCCGTTGTTTTGTGAAAGAGTTTGGTTCTTAACCAACACACGGTCGCCCGCAGTTAAGGATAAACCCCAATCGCCGCCTGCTTGCGTACCCAAGCCTGACAATGTAATGTCGCCAGTTGTAGCGGCAACCACGGATGCTTTTACATCCAAGCCTTGCGCCACATTGTCAACATAATTTTTAGATGCCGCATCTTGCGGATTAACTGGGTCTAACAAGTTTGTCAGCAATTGACTGTTCATGCTGAATGAACTTGTTGGGCTACCAATATCATTCAAAATTGCTTGCGCACCAGCAGTCGCCAAGCCTTTAGCGTTAATAGTAATCTTGGTATATTCGCCAACATTGCTGTTAACAGTTGCAAGGGTTAATGCACCAGATACCGCAGCAGAACCATCGACAGATGCCAAGGTCGCAGTACCGTCACCAGTCAGAGACAAATCACGGGCGGTAGCCCATTTAGTTGCAGTAGCGGCATTGCCAGTAATTGAACCAACAATGTCAGAACTAAATGTTTTAGTGCCACCAATTGTTTGGTTGCTTGATGTATCTACAAAAGCACCATTGCCTGCAATTGGAATAATGCTTGTTGCAGAACCGCCAGTTCCACCCGTGCCTGTACCGTAATACAGAATATTCGTTTGTTCGTTAAACGCTAATTCGGCGTTTTCCAATGTTGTTGGTGCGCCTGCACCACCACCGTTTGCACGGCGCTTGATTCTGATAGTGTTAGCCATTTTTCAATTTCCTTAAAAGTTACCGCCATCGGTGATTTCAGTTTGTGGCGTGTTGACCCATTCGCCAGTCATCCACATTAGTACATCTCTGTCTTGTGCGTCCGTGATTTGAACGGGATAGCCGCCAATACTTGCCGACCCGGGCGGGCCGGGCGGCCCAACGATACCCCTACTTAAAGTGATAATGTTGTTTGGTTGTGGCGTAACAATTGCGTTAATTGTTGTCGGATTTTGAACAATGACCTTCAGATTATTTGGGTCTTGAACTTGAACATTTACGCCATTTGCGTTCGTGACATTAACGCTGATATTTGGCATTTGTTCTTACTCCACAACAATGCCGTCAGAACGAACAAGAAACAATAAGAAAATGATTGCATCATCAGCGGGATTTGTTTCGTTGGATGGAAAACCAATTTTGATGCGTCCCGAAAAGCCAACGCAATCAACTGCGTTAATGTCTAATTCAGGGTCAGAATCGATTAAATCCCAAGTCGTGTCGTTAATGACAAGGGTAAAAAAACCAGTTGTATCGTTACGATTTGCAATTGTTAAATTAACTGGTGTTGGTGTTGGGGTGTAATTTGCAATATCAAAAGATAGTCCATTACGGGTATCTTGAATATTTGAAATTTCCCTGCGAATGATTTGGGCATCAATAGTCGCGCCCGCAAGGTTAATCGGGGTTACGCCATCCGCAGCGGTCATTGTCAAGTTCCAATAGGTTTTTTGTTCCCAAACCAATTCGCCTGCAATGATTTCGTTATCAAAACCGCTAACTTGAACTAGCGTGTTTTTATTAAAAATAGCCATTCTTAATTCCCTGCACTCAGGTTGTGACGCATCCCCGCGAACTCGCAGGGAACGGATGTCTTATTTTTTGTTCATTTTAACCACTAATATAAATACACGCAACGGTTTGTACATCAGTTGGGCTAGAAAATGTTATCGCTTCACGGGCTTTTGCCACGGTAAAACCACGAACAATATCATCGGTTTGTGCCATACCAACGCCTGTTGTGCTACTTGCCACAATTAGGGTATCCACGGCAATATTTCCATTTTCGCCGCAAACTTGTATTTGACCTTCTCCAAGCGCGTTCATTGAACCAAACCAGTAATCATTTTTAATGGCTTCGTATTGCGCCGTCATTACGGGAAATGTTTGATTATCTACGGTTTCCCAATGGTCAATAAATACTGGCGGTTGAACACTTGAAAGCGGTCTAAGTTCACCAACAAAAACACCACGCGCACCCGCTTGATTTGCTTGCGTAGATGGTGCTACTTGGAAAATAGCATTTGACCAACCGTTTTTAGCAATACAAGTTACATCAACAAGCAATGTTCCTTCGGTTAAAGTTTGGTCAATCGGCAACAGAATGTCGTGATTACCCGTAAATGGCCCGTAGTTTGTACCTGAACCATCGGCATAGAAGTCATAGCCGTTAGCAACGCCAACCAAACCAGAAGTACTAGCGTATATATTTTGACCTCTTACACCATGAGCAAATGAACTTGAATTAGTTGCACTTACTGTGCCAATAAGTGCTTCATAGGCTTTTGATGTATATGCTTTTAAAGAAACGCCCGAGTAACTATCATTAGTAAATGTTCCAGTACCACCAAAAATATTGTCAACAAATACAGCGCCTGCAGCAGTTACATTAAAAGCATAACTATTAGCATTGCCACTTCCTATTGCAATTGTGCCGCCACGCAAATTTCCAGTAATATTTAGCGCAGAACCATCCCAGTACAAACTTTGAGTTGTAAATTCAACTGATGAACTAGACCCAAGCAAATTAAGTGCCGTGCCTGCATAAAGTTCTGAAATTTGAAAAGTATTTGTTGTAACATTGATAACACAATAAACCTTGGTCGTTGTTATATTTGTAATTGAACCAATATTTGTAAAAACTAATTGTGAATAAAGTGCATAACCATGACTTGCTAATGTAATGGTATCCGTAGTTACACTTGCCGCCCCCGTTTTTACAGAACCAATTGAAAACTTATAAGCAGAACCGCTATAACCTAAGAAAAAACCAGTTCCTGTGTTGTAAGCAGTTTGACCACCTATGATGTAGCCCGCCGTACTTATCGTAAGCGCGTTTTGAATTGTCAATGCGCCTGTGTTAACAGTAATTGCGGAAAGCGAACCAACCTTTAATGCGCTAATGTATGGTGCAGACCAACTGGTGGTTGTTCCGTTATAAATACCATCGGCTTGATATAAAGAATTGTTGCTTGCAGGGTCAGGGTCGCTTGCGTACCAAGTCACATTAAACGATGCACCCCATACCGCACTAGCCTGCGCCCCTGTTGGCCTGTTGTCGCCAGATACCGTTACAGTTCCCGCAACTGGCGTTGGATTGCCTGCAATACGCGCATACATCAAACGCGCTGATGCGCCTGCCGCACCATTTGTTCCAGAATAGCCTGCGGCAAGAATACTTGCAGTTGTCCAGTTAATCGTAGTCGTTGTGACTGTTGCTGATTCCGTTAACTGTACCCGCGCAGACCAAAGGGTATAACCCGCGCTTGGTGCTGTTGTGATGCCTGTTGACCAACCCGATGGCGTTGGCGTAAATGTTCCGCTTGCCCATGTATAAGTTGAAGTTCCACTAATAGTTGGAATACTTGCCGCCCATTGATAAACAGTAGGCGTTCCATTTTGAACGCCACTAGCGCCATTTTGCGAACCTTCACTTATTGAATAACCGCTTGCCCAACTAACAGTCGATGTTGTTGTGCCGCCAGCGGCACTAACTTGCTTGGATGCAACCCAAAGTCGAATTAACGGTGTGCCGGGGTTAGCGGGCGCAGTCACCGACCATCCACCGCCGCCCGTGTATGCGCTACTTTCACCAGTCAACCAAGTGTATGTAGATGAACCCGATGGGTTTGTTGGCGTTACAGTATTCCATTGGTACAAGTATGCAGTTGCAAATTGATTGCCTGAAGTACCTTGCGAAACAATCGCCATTGTTACGCTTCGTGTAATTGGCGTTGCCAAGTTATCACCATCAACTGTCAATTCAGCCACAATGCTAGTTGCAGATGGGTCGGGTGTTATCGTAATGTTAACTAATGAACCCGTTGTTGGCGTTGCACCAGTTATAACCCACGCATAAGTTGGGCTTGTGATGTTTTGCGTTATTGCAGTCAGAGTTGCAAATGCAGGCGTATACGAGCCACCACTAGATTTTGAAAACGAAGTAAATCCAGAGATGTCTACGAACGGGCCTGCAGGCGCAGTTGGCGACCAACTAAAAGGGTCGCTAATTGGGCTTTTAGCAGAATTTGCAGTTTCATTAAACACAACATAAGAAAAATAATAAGTTTTAGTTGCGTCAGCGCCAGTAGGCAATACTAAATTTTCAAAAACATAATCTGTACTTGGTGTAATTGGCGTTCCATCAATCGAATTTGCTTGCGTAAAAAAAACATAATCGGATGAAGATGGCGTTGCAACTGTTGTGTAATACAACTGAACGCCAGTTACTCGGCCCGATATAGGAATAGAAACCTGAACGCTAAAGTTTGGAATTGCGCTATCAGGGCTAGTTGATGTAACAATTGGTTTTGTTAATGCGCTAAAGTACGCCGAACTTGATAAGTTACTATTTGGGACGGGCGTAAATTCTGTAATATCTTTATCGTCATAAACTTGCGCGTTGTATTCGCTAAGTTCTAATTTAGCACCCAATGAACCATCAGGCAATGACGCTTCATTAACTTTCATTACGCGGAATAATTTATTGCTCCATCCGTAATCTGAATTTGTCACGCCAACAATATTGCCTGCATCAACTTGGATGCCAAAATATGTTGTGCTAAATGAAACAATTAAATCTTCGCGGGCTTGTTCAAGCAAACGGTTTGCAAGGTAATGTGCTTGCACCGAATTATTAACCAAATCATAAGTAATCGAATACTTATTAACGGGTTCGTTGGGATACAGTAAACCGCTAGGTGTTTCAATATTTACAAATGCGGCTTGGTCGCGGTTTTCTTTGAATGGGAAACGCGCTTCAACTTGGTTGATTGAAGATGTAATGTCGGTTGCACTAACGCGAATTTCGCCAATGATGTTGTCATCAGTAAACGCATACGATGCAGATTCGGCTTTGTTGATAACCACCGACCATTGGCCCAACGCGGCGTTATATGTCATCCATGAATCACACGCGGAAACGATACGGTCAATGTTAGAAAGAACCGATTGCCCTGCATCTAATACACCATTGATGCGATAACGCGGTTGCGTAGCAGGGTCGCCATCCGCATCGGTGAATGTAATTAGTTCATCGCTATAAGTATTTAGAGCCGTTGCGCTTGCGCTGTTTACAAATGCGGGGTCAACTGCGCCGCCGTAGGCAACATTGGTGATGTAGTCATTCCAAACATCGCCCGGCTTCGCCACGCCCGTTCCATTCAACGCCTGTTTAACTTTAAATGTAATTGGTTGAAGTTGTGTTGTGTCAGCGTCACGGCTATAAATCAAAGTAACAATTGCAAACGCTGTGCCATTCATTTGGCGATTAGTAGCGGGCCATTGCTGTGCCGTTGCAATTTGATAATCTGTAAATGGGGTTGTTGCGCCCATTACTACGCTTGGCGCGTACCATCCATTTGCGCTAGTGATTACGCCTGTTTGTGAACTTGTATAAAGTCCAATCCAAAGATAACCATTTATTTTTGTATCTACATTACCCGCTTCATCAGTTAGGCTAATAACTTTAGCAAGGTCTGTTCCATCAAATGTAATTAGCCTATCGCCATAATACATTTCGGTTTGGTCAAATGTAAATTGACCATTAGGGCTAATGCTTGAAATAGCCAAAACATAATACATTGCCTTTTGGTTTTCACTTAGTACTGCATCAACAAATGTACCGCCCATGTACGCATCACCGTAAACAATAGGGATTGCATTTACTGCGCTTGGGGGTACTTGCTGGCGCACACCCATGTCTTGTTGGTTTTCAGGGTTATCACCAAACATCCTGGTGACAATCATAGACACAGCAAAATTAATTGCAAATGCCGTTGCAACCATTCCGGCAGTTAACGCACCCGCAGTTGCAAGTCCGTAATATGACATCACAATCATCGTGCCGACCATTTTTATTCCTTCACAAAACTTGCTGTAACTGCGGTGTATCCGCGTTTAGTGTAATCAATCCAAGGTCCTTTAGCGGAGATGGATGTGACTATCAAATCAATATCTCTTCGCTTTAGCATCTCAGTCCCTGTTTGGTCAAAAGCTTTCCACAATCGACCACCCAATGTTCCATCTCTGTATTCCGGCTCAACCCACCATAACAACTCATGCAATTCTTTGACTTTAGGACACCAAACATTATTTTGCTTTACAGCAATAATGGCTCCTCTTAATCCCTTGTCAATGTAGATAAAACCTTTTCCCATAATGATGCTAAACAATAATTGCTCAACATATGATGGGTCATGGTTATCTTCTTTACCAAGAATCTTGATTGGATTTTCGTAGGCATAAGCCTCAACAATCTCAAGCAGTCTTGGAATATCGTATCTTGTAGCTAGTCTTATCATGTTTTACAGACCGGTATTACTTAAGTCTAATGTTGTTGTTGTTTCGCTTGCTTGTGTTTGTTTTTGCGGAGGCTTGCCAAAGTCAAAATAAGTATTTGAAATCTCAGCCACACGATTCATTGATACATCGTTTGGATAAAAAAATTGCCAGCTACTTTTATTTGTTTTAATGCCAGACAATCTGTTTTCAAGAATACGGCGCATTGAAGAACAAGCAATAGAACAAGTGGCAATTCGTTGCCTAAGTTCTGTATTGAAATCTTCAGTTATAGAAACGCCATTAATAATGCCTTGGTAGCGTTTAAAGAATTGAGTTGTAGGGCTTGTAATGATTTGATTATTTGAATTAAGGAATCCACGCCAAACTTCTACAAGTGAACCTTTGATTTCGTTGCCAAGAATGATGCCAATGTTCACAGGGTCGATACCTGTCAACTGGATAGTCATATCGTCCGAAGTAGCTTTAATATCTCGCTGAACATCGCCGACATTAAGCAAAGCACCAAGATTGGTAAAAGTAATGCCATTAACAGTAACAGGCGCGGCAGCATTACAAAAAGTATACACATCCTCAGCAGTGCCAACTGTGAGTCGGACAAATTCTGCATGGATGATTTGAGGGCCATTAACCGCATAGATAGTTGTCATGTTATATATTCCCGAAAAACAAATGGTGCATCCCACTGGACATAAGCTCCATCCGTCATAGGAGTAAGAGTATATGTCGGACAGGTTTGAGCAACAACAGTAAATGTACAAGCATTACCCAAATAAACCGTTGTGCCAGATGTTGGGCTTCCAATTAATGGCCTATTAATATTTACTGAAGAACCAGATGAATCAGCAGTTACTTTATAGGTGTAACCATTAATCATAATAAAGTCACCAGCTTTAAATGTACCGTTAGAGGTCAAAGCAAGTGTTTGTGTGTTTGCAGTAGGAGCGCCATTTAAAGATGCTGTTGTGGCCGTTCCTTGCATCTTAGTAAACCAAGAAAGGTTATCACTGGTAAAAGTAATCGTTTCAGGCAATTGACGGTCTTTATTGTCAATTGTCTGAATGATGTTTCTGGCTTGCGGATAGTACAAGTAATTGTGAGGAGTAATGGTGAACTCCCAAGGCACAGCAGTTAGGTACTGAGCTACTGTGATGTAACCAGACCTAGCGATTTGTTGACCAACCACACGGCGGTTGTTTACCGTCATGGATTGTTGTATTTCAAAGATAGTTTGGAAGCTCATGCGCGGCCCCTGTTAACAGCTAACGATTTACCAGCGTATTGATTTGCAGCCCAAATAGCATTGGAACTACCAAGCAAACGCTCTTCAAATGATTTGGTATCAATTGCATTGATGTAATTGTTTGTGACATTGGTTGTGCCACCCATGTTTTGCAAAGCATGATTTGGAATTATTGTTCCTGCTGTTTTGGGCATAAACAACTCTGGACCACGCTCGCCAACAATGCTTGCTTTGCCAACAGGAGGGTCGCCACCATCAGCAAACCCAAGCCATCCTTGTGATGCTGTTGAAGCATAAGTAGTTGCTTGGTTATATCCAGCACTTGCATTAAAGCCGCCAAACATTGCACCAAGGAACCGCAAAGCAGCAGCCTTCATTTGGATAGCGATCAAATCCTGAATGATGCTACGAGCAAAGTCCTTCATGTTCAACTTGCCTGTTTTGACAAAGTTGTCAATAGCAGAAGACAAGTTGCCCCACACACTGTCAAAAACCTGTTGTGTGCGTTTTGCATTTTCTTCTATTGTGACAAACATTTTTGCCATTTGTTCTTGGCGGTCAATCTGCTCAATATTAAATTTTTTGTCTGGGCCTTCTTCAACTTCTTTGCGCTTTCTGGCGTACTCCAAAGAAATCTGAGCAATACGCTGTTCCTTTTCTGATGCGTAAATCATTTGATTTTTCAACTCTAATGATTCACGCTGATATTCCATATCTCTTGTTTTAGACTGATTGCTTGTACGAATAGCCGCCAAACGGTTGTCTTCTGCAACTTCAGCATCAGCAATTTCTTTTTGTGTACGCAAATATTCATCAAGCTCTGTTAGCCTATTTTTTTCGCGAATTAAACGAATCTTTTCTTGCTTCTTAACTTCTATTTCAAGTTCTTCGGCAGCTTGCTGTTTAGCAAGAAGACCGCCCATTGCGCGTTTTTCTTCTGCGCTTTTTGCGGCAAATTCAGCCCGTTTTTCTTCCTTTTGTTTTTCTGCATCTAACTCAATCTTTTGAATTTCGTTAGCACTAGCCAATGCCTGTGTATATTTAATATTGGCATTTGCTTTTGCAATAGCAGCAGTAATCTGCTTTTCTTTATCTATGCCACCAGCGCCAGCACGGTCTTCAATCTCTTGCTTGGCATTACCAACATCACGGGCAGCAACAGAACGAGCTTTTAAACGCTCAGTCTCAAGCAAAGCTTCTCTTTGATCTTTTAAGGATTGAAGCTGTTTCTTTTGCTCTTGTTCAAATTTACTATTACCTGTATTTCTCCCAAGAGCGTCTTGAACAGCTTTTATCTGTCTATCAAGTTGGGAAATAACTTGGTCGGTGGTTTCTGGCTTTCCAATGTCTTTCAGCATGTTCCAGAAGCCACTCAATCCATTGGTCAAACTTTCCCAAGCTTTTTCCAATGTGCCTAACTCACGGCGCTGTGCAGCCAATTGTGTGTTTAATGCAATGGCAGCAACTTGTGCAGCTTCCTGTCGTTTACCAGCTTTCTCAAGAGCTTCAATTTGTTTGTATTGCTCAAGCGTCAGGAAATTCATTTCCTTATTTAAGGAACGAGCGCCTGATGCTGTGCCATCCAAGCCACTCATAAGCTTTTCAGCAGCCGTCTTAGCATCTACACCAGCAATCTTGGCATAAGTAACAACCGATTGCGTTACAGCGCTTATAGAGGTTTCTGTAAACTTTCCAGAGGCAACAATTGCATTTAATGCATCTTTGGTCATGCCAAGAGAAGCATTTGTTCTGCTGCTTAATTCTTCAGACAGCTTATAAAACTTTTCTGTTGTGATGCCAGCGTAGTTGCCAGTTAAAGTTAAAGTGTCTTTAAACTTATCAAACTCATCACGACCAGAATAAGCCGCATAAGCCACTGCACCAAGAGCGCCAGCAAAACCGCCAGCAAGAACTCTTGTTAAAGTAAACAAAGAACCAATAGCCTTAAGTGCATTGCCAACACCACCCATTACATCCTTCAATTGACCACCCTGCTGAATAACAGCAATCAATGGGTTTTGGCCTGAAGCAAGCTGGGTAAACAAGTCAGTCGTTTGATAGGTCAACTGAATCTTCTGTTGCTCATTCATCTTGAACTGAGCCGCAGTAGCATTTTTGGTTGCGTTTGCTACCTTGTCATAAGCAGCAGCCCTTTCAAGCAATTGCTGCTTCATCTCCTTAGTCGCATTCATAAAGCGACCAGAAGTTGTTTCACGCTCCATCATCTGGACTTTAGTTAGGGTTTTCCCGTAGTCCTCTGTAGCATGTTTTAAATTGATAATTTCGCCAGCAGCCGCATTTGTATCGCGGCGAATTGCATTCTTTAATTTGGCATTTTCGGAAATAGCCTTGTCAATAGACGCTGTAAATTCAGCAGTGTCCAATCCAAGGACAACACCTAATCGGGCAATATTTTGTGAAGCCATTATTTCCTCTTTCTAGCCAGCTTTGCGGCGTAATCTGGGATACGCGAAGCCAGTTGAGATTTTAGAGCGGTTAGAACAGTTTCAGCATTATTCTGTAATGCTGGGCGCAAAAAAGACTTTGCTCCAATCCTTGATGTGCCAAATTCTTGAGCAAGCGAGACAGCACTTTTCTTCACAGAAACCACAGCAATAGCTGCATCTGTCTCATTTACATATTCGCTTTTTTTGTCCTTTTCGTTTGGAATACGAGCATCCAATCTAATGGTGTCTCGCATGTGAAAAGGATTTTTATCATCTCTAGGCTTGTCGCCTACAGGGGCCATGGAAATTGCATCGTTGTACACAATTTCCATAGCAACTTTAGCTGCTGGCACAAGAGTGTTTCTGGATACCAAATCACCCCTAAAACCTTCGGCAATCTCTTTAAGTTGTTGCTCGAATTCGGCAAACCCTTCTAGTTTAAAGGTCAGCTTTTCAGGGGTATAAACCATGTCACACTTTCAAGAATGCCTCCGAACCCGGCATCATGCTGATAAAAGCTGAAAGCTTGTTGTTCACTTCTGCTTTCATCTCTTCCTCAGTAGGAGGCGGGACAATATATTCATGCACAGACGGAAGCACATCTTTCATTTCAAATGGTTTTGCCGTCTTCGCTATTTTCGAGTTTAAATTGCCAGTGGTCAAGGAGCTTAAAGCCAATAAAACAGCTTTATTACCTATCATGCCATCTGACAACATAATCTCTATGTTGACCATATCATCCACAGGAACTTCGTCAGGACACCCGCCGTGGGCATATATGTACGCCCTAGCTTGCCGGTGAATGTCCTGAATTAGTTTTTTCTGGAATCCTTATATCCTGGCTGAATGGCTTCCGTAATCTTGTTCAGGATTTCCAACTGAACTTGAAAGGGCCACTCTTCTTCAATTTCTTTGTATGTGATGTCCTCAAGCGTACCATTCTCTGGGATTAGCAACCTGATGTATTGGACAGTACGGTTTTCCATCTGAAGCATGGATTGCACCAGTTCCCGTGTGGACCGGCCCTCAATAATCACATCATCTTCAGTAACAACAATACCTTCAACAGAGGTGCTTTCTTTAAAAGAAGCTGTCATTTTCTCAAAGCGAGATTTAACCTCAGTTTCGTCAATCTTACTGATACGCTCTTGAATCTCATCCATCTCTTTTGTCAGAGGGATGCGAACCTTAAATATGTGTCCACCAAGCTCAAAGGTTTTGGTCCTCAGAGCGTCAGTGCTGTATTTCTTGCCAAAGGCAGAACTTAGTCTTGTCATGTCGTTTCCTTTATTTTTTAATAATCTTGTGATAGATGGCCTCATTCAATTCAATGGCGTATTCCACCGCTTGAGAAGGAGTTATTTTGTCGGCGTGATTCCGAGCAATGTCATGCGCTAACGCAATAGCAGTAATGCGTTGTTGAGTGAACCCAAACCAATTCTTAGACG